CCTGCGGAGGAATCCCCGCGAACATCTGCGCGTTGTAAGCCAGCTTATCCAGGTAGCTGAAGGCCTCTTCATGCATCTGAAACTGAAACTGGTACAAAGCATCGGCCAGGCGGATCGCGCCCGGAGCTCCGGTACGTTTCAACTTCACCAGGTTCAAAACCCCAGGCAGCATTGGCTTCCCCTGCATCGACTTGGTATCGATCAGGTCTGCATTGGCCAGCGTCACACCCGAGGAGCAGCGATCCATGAACTCATGCAGGATGTTGGCCATGTCGTTGTAGCGTTTTTGAAAGGGAACAACGATGTCGCCGATCGACGGCGGATATAACCCGAATCCCTCGTGCGTGCCCGCCCACGTCCACTCCTTGGTCAGCGAGGCGTCGCGTGCCGAAAGGAAAGTAGCGCCGGTGCTCACCAGCAGTAATCCGTTCGGATAGGTCGCCCGCATCCGCTCGCCAAATTCCTGATCATCCTCCAGATCGAAGGCCCAGGGCTGAATCCATGTCCGCGACAGCGTTGGCCGCTGGTCTTGCAGGATGCTCGAATACGCGCCCGTCTGCGAGTACACCTGCTGCCTGGCAATGCGGTCGATGCTTCCGTTGGCGGAAAGCTCACTGGTGGCGCTGGCGGCGATCTGGTCGTACATATCGGGATACGCCGCCCGCAAAGCGCCCACGTGCACCTCGACCTCCAGGTTGAGAATCGGCGTCTGCCGCAGATTGTTGGCCGCCGGGTCGCAGTCCACCTCCAGCGGGGAATAGAGGTTCTGCGCCACCATACCATTGGGCACTTCCTCTTCGCCCACCTGGGTGACTACCGGCCCATACTCAGCGGGGAAGAACGAATCCTCCGCCAGCGGCCGGTGGCAATGCCGGCAATGCCGCGCCAGCATACCCATGCTGTCCGCCGGTGATGTCGCTCCGCAATGGAAGCAATGGTAGCGGTCCGGCGCCAGCTGCGTTTCCGTCTCGTTGAAGACCGGCTCTCGCGACGTGCCGGCACGTTCCGCATCCACCACATAGCGGGTATGCCGGAAAACCGCTCCCGTGGTGTAGAGATACAGCAACTGTTGCTTGAGCAGTGACTGCTCGCGGTTCTGCCGCTCGATGATGTCGATCAGTGTCTGCGCCGCCTTCGCCGTCGTTACATCGGAGAGCTGCTCCGCGTCCTCCGGCATCCACTTGGATTTAGGAACCTGCGGAGCGAGCGCCGCCACAAAGCCGGTCGCCAGCATCTGGTAAAAATTATTGCAGTACTGGTATAGATCCTTATCGTCCGCGTCCTGCGCATGTTCCCCCTGGTGCATCCAGTCGACGGCGTTGAAAAAATCGGACTCCCCGGGGCCAAAGGAAATGAATTGGTTACCCTTAAAAAATTCCAGGTTCTCCAGGCACCGTTGCATCAGCACCATGCGGTCCTGCGACCACTGGTCCTTATAACTTCGCACCAGCGCAATCAACCGCTGCTGATCTTCTTCGCTAAGCTGGGCGCTATTCTGCGGCTCATCGGCCGTGCCCTGCATCGGGTCAGACGGTGTATGCTCCATCCCTCGCTGAGGGTGGGGAACTTGCGTCTGCGAAGTCTGGGTGATAGCAACGCCGGGGTATGTGGCCATTTATGCCTGTATCTTTCCTGATGCTTCGGCTTCGTCGAGCGCCGCGGTCATGCTGTCGGCTTTGGCTATCCACTTCACGCTGGGTCCCGCCTGCGCCTTGTTGTAATCCCGATAAGCCTTGCGGGTGAGCGCGTCAGCCAACTTCGACGGGCGGCGGCGAAGGTTCATCAACTTCTCCATCTCTTCCGCATCGGGGTCAATGGGTTCGGCCTCGTTGCCGGATGAGTCCGGCGAGGCGGGAGAGCTGAAGAGAGGTCCACCCAACCCAAGCGTCGCCAGCCGGTCCAGTAACACCTTCCGCTCGTGGATCAGTCCGTCCACTTGGGTGGTCATCAGGGCCATCATCTCCGCGTGCGAAGAGCGGGATATCCACGGCAGTCTCATCGTTCTACTGGGTGCATGTGTACCCCCAGGTATAGAGCGTGCTGGCCGCCAGGGCAGTGGCCCCCGCGGTGATAGTGAACGCTGTATTGGAACCCACCGGGATATAGGCCGCCGCGGTGCCGCTCAAGGCGGAAGCGGCAGCATTCGCGGGCCACAGCACACACTTCGCCAAGGTCGCGTACGCCGTGCCAAACGTTCCCGTGGCGATTGTCGCCGAAGCTGCCGGCGAGGCGCCCGTGGTCACGGTCAGGTAGCCGGAAAGATCGTTGGAGTTTGCGTTGGCCGCCAGCGTGGGGCTGGTGCCCGCACCGCTTCCCGCAACAAAGGTGGGCACCGATGCGTAGGTACCCGACGCGTACCCGCTGAAGTGCTGCGCGCTCGAGGTGCCCGTGCTCGAGGTTTGCGGTTCCAGCACGGATGCCGCGGCCGTCATATCCATCACGATGGGAAAGCCACAGCCGCCGTAATGGTTAAAGGAGAAGCTCTCCGTGGAGAGCGTAGGATATTGGTCCAGCCAGCCGACCGATTCCGTCTGCTGCGCTCCACTGGCCCAACATTTCGACTGGTAATAGAGGACCGCACCGTTGACATACTGAGTCGGGGTCGCGCCGGCGGTGGGCAGAAAGTAGTAATTCGGGGGCACAAAACTTTGAATCATGCCACCGTTGCGGAACACCATCGAATGGCCCGCGTCCGAATACGTGTAGGTGGTTTGTCCATTCGCGCTGGTGGGACCGGTTGGGGTCTGAACACCGGTTGACCAGATATTCCAGAGGGAATGGTTACCCGAAGGACTGGCATCGTAAATCGAACTTGAATAAACTGTCGGATTCGTATCATTCACGGAGATGTTTGTGAGGTTCACCAGGCCCGTCGCAGTCGTGGACAAGTAGATTGAGTCTGTTCCCGATACCTGGGACACGCCCGAAAAGTTGAGCCCTGTGCCTGTCAGGCGCACGGTGTTGGTATCGTAGAGGCCATAGGTGCCTACGTTGGTGCAGTACACCGCATTAAGGTTCACCTGGTTGCCTTCGGTTTGCAGGCACCCGGTAGTGTTGCCATTGCCGACGTCGTAAAACTGCAGGTTGCTCAGGTTTACGTCGTCGTTCTGAAACTCGGCCATTTGCAGGCCCCAGCTCGACACGTGTGACGCGGTAATGTTGGCGAAAGTCAGATGCGAGATCGGCCCCGACGGATTAGTTCCGACGTTCACGTAGAGGGCTTGCGCCGCGGCGGTGTTGAGCGTGTTGGTTCCATACCCTGAGCCGTAGATGGTGCCATCCGAGATATTCACCCGATCCGGCCAGTGAGCCGTGGTGGTGGTCGGGTCCTGGCCCACAAAAACGCTTTCCTTGGCCGATCCGATCACGGCAAACCCGTTCACCGTGACGTTATTGCATGCATTCACCAGCACCCCTTCCAGATCGTTCAAGCTGGTGATATTCGTCGCCGTGATGTTTTGGCAGGGTATGCCGTGCGCCGCGTACTCGGAATCAAACCACGAGGTCTCGAAGCACGCGTCCTGATTGTTCTGGCAGGCCAAGCCATCCAACCGCAAGTCCTGGTTGTTAATCATGAATGTGCCGTTGGCGTAGAAGTTCGAGATTCTCAGGTTGTGAATCGACGCGTGAGTCGAACTAGCCAGCCGAAGCCCAGATAGATCTCCATTATTGAGCGATACGTTTTCGAGGGAGCAGCCGGTACAGCTCTCGATGTCGACGGCGTAGCCGCTAGAGCGGGTGGTAGCCGCCGGCCCGAAGGAGATAGACAGGTTAGACAGCCCGAACCCCGTGGCGCCGGTGGAGGCGATGCAGTCCGGGCCGCCTGTGGTTTCGCAAGTAAGGCTGGAACCTGGGCCATCTCCCCAGATGATCACGCCGCTGCTCCCGGACAGGGCAGGCTCTGAAGAATTGTTCAACAGGTAGTTTCCAGCTGGAACATAGACGGATCTCCCTTGCGCCGCCGCGGCGGCCACTGCGTTCTGCAATCCGGCCGTGTCTGCGGCCATGTGTGCTCCATCACCCACGGCGCCGAAATCTTTGACGCTGATGCTCTGCTGCAATTTGGCGGTGACAGTCTGCGTCACCGCGCCCGCAGATCCCTGGTTATAGTCGCCGGAAGCAGCCGCGACCACGGTGTACTGCGAGCCATTCCACTGGTAAGACGTGTAAGGAGTGGTAGTCACGTCTTGCAGCCCCAGGTCAGGTATGCCTTGAACGGAAGCGATGATGCTGGCCGCATTGCCCGGCGCGATCAGCTTGTACCACTCCGCGGTCAGCAGGATGGTGTTCGGCCCATTCGTGGTTTGGTTGGCATGGATCGCCTCTTGCAGTCCGCCCGTTCCTGAAGTCAGGTAGAAGGGCGGCACGTGGCTATAAGCCGTGGTCATGTTGATGCTGCAGGCGCCGATATAGACCGAGCTCGGCGTGGCCACTTCGGTCAGGTTTGGGTTGCTATCGACAATCTTGATCGGCGTCCCCACCGAAAATGCGGGGAAGTTTTGTCCGCCGCCGGTCACCTGGCAAGTTGCAGGTGGAAAAGAAAACCCACCCATGGTCGAACCGGCTACCCTGAACTCCCCATACTGTGCCGCGATGATCTGGCCGGCGCTCTGCGCCTGGGCGCGGGAAATGCAGGAAGAGAGGGCTAGAACGACCATCAATATTTTCTTCATAGACTGCCTACATGCATGGGGATTCATTTTCACACAAACAAATAGTAGTTCCGGGCTAGTCGAATTCCGTCACCCGCACAATGGTCGTGTTCGTGCTCGCCGACCTTAGGTTGAGCAACAGCGTCGCCGCCAGCGCGTACCCGCCCGACTTATCCGGCGGCGTACCAATAGTAAGCGCATATCCTTCGCCTTGCGCGATGGGCGAGCCCAGCACAATTGGCTCAGACTGGGGCCCAATCGTATAGGTAGTGGTGAAGGGCGTGGCGGAGCCATCGTTGAACTGGTACGCGATGCCCTGCCCAGTCCCGCCATTCGCGCTGCCGTCTTCAATCACTTCTACCCGCCGGGTCACCTGGGTTGCGGAGACGGCGACAAATGCGCCGGCACTGCCGTTTAGAGTTATCAGTCGTGTGTGAGCCATCAGTTAGCCTTTCTCTTTCCGCATCTTCAGCAGCAGCTCGGCCAGCCTCGCGCGCCTGCCTGTCTTACCAGCCGCGTCCTCGTGTTCGCCGGCGAAGTCCGCCGTGCTCTCGCCGGCACGTTGGGCCTGCGCCTTGAAGCTCCCGGGTTTCTTGATTGCCTTTTCGATCCAGTGTTTGCTGCTCATATAAGCGACTCCTTCTTCAGCCTCTCGTCCAGCGCCACCAGGGCGTCCCAGTCATCGTGCAGCTTGGTCACGTCGTCCAGGAGCGGGCCTTTTGCTTCATCCTGCCGGGCCATGGCAATATCGGCCTTGACTGTGGCGATCTCCACCCGCTCATACCTCGAGATAGCATCTGCATCCCACAGGGGCATCTTATCCGCCACCGCGGCTACGAACTCTCGGGCGTCTGAAATCTCAGCATCGGGAGCAGCGGCCGCCGCGACCGG